GAATAAGCAAAGGTTAATTGATGCTCAGAAAATGGAAATGGCTCTAGGTAAAAATTCTAGAGAAGATAAAGATAAACTTGCTCAATTAGAAAAAGAATTAATTGACTTAGATTCTAAAAAATTAAGAGGTCAAAGATTACTTCAAACACAAATAACAACTGCTCAAAATCAAGCAAAGACAGCAAAAGAACAAGAGTTAGCAGATGAAGAAGCATTAATCGAAAAGAAAAAAGAACTATTACAAGGATTTGAAGACTTTAAAAAATCATTAAGAGAAGCAGAAGTCAATACACAAGCCGAAGAATTCGCAATGGAATTAGAAAACATTGATGAGAAATTCCTTATACTTCAAGAACAAGCATTAGAACAAAGAGAATTAGGATTAATTTCTGAACAAGAATGGTTTGATTATGTAGCTCGAATTGATGAAGCTAATGAGATAGCAATAACTGAAGCTGATGCTAAACATCAAAAAATAAGAGCCGACCAACAAAAGAAAGCTGATAAGAAAATTTTAGATGATAAGATTAAAGAAATGCGTGTAGAGGAAAATCTTAGACAAGAGAAAATGGCACAAGCTCATAACTTCTTTCAAGGTATGCAAGCCCTTTCCGAATTAGCAGGAAAGAAAGGAAAAGCATTTGCTATAGCTCAAATTGTAGTAGAACAAGTATCTTCTGTTTCTAGGATTATCTCAAACCTAGGAATAGCAAACGCTAAAGCAGTTGCAGCATCACCAACCACAGCAGGACAACCCATGGTGGCGATTAATACAGTAATGGCAGTAGCAAATATTGCAAAAGGATTAGCCTCTGCAAAGAAAGCAATATCTGGTTTGAAATCTAATAAGAAATCTGTTAGTGGAAGTGCAGGAGCAGCAGCAACAGGAGGAGGGAGAAGCGTAGCAGGAGGAGTAGCTGAAACCTCAACAGCGTTAGCTCAACAACCTACTTTTAGTACAGTTGGGCAAAGTGGAACAAATCAAATTGCAGAAGCATTAGGACAAGAACAACCTCCTGTCCAAGCTTATGTAGTTGCTCAAGATGTTACCACAGCACAAAGTTTAGAGAATAATATTATTTCTAGTGCTTCAATAGGCTAAATTTACAACAATAGTTTTTAAAATAAGTTTTTAATAAAAGACTGATGGATATTATAGAGTTAGTTATTAATGAAGAAGAAGAATTGTCTGGAATAGACGCAATTAGCGTAGTGGAATCTCCAGCAATAGAAGAAGACTTCATTGCATTAAAAAAACAACACGAATTAAAGTTAGCAGAAGTTGATGCTGAAAAGCGAATTTTAATGGGTGCAGCACTTGTTCCTGATAAGCCAATTTATCGAAGAAATGGAGAGCATGAGTTTTATATTTATTTTTCAAAAGATACTATAAACAAAGCTTCTCAATTATTTCTTAAAAAAGGAAAACAAAGCAAAGCAACATTAGAACATACAGAAACATATTTATCTGGAATGACAGTAGTAGAGAGTTGGATTGTAGAAGATAAAAAACAAGACAAATCTGCAAAATATGGATTTGATGTTCCTGTAGGAACTTGGATGGTATCAATGAAAGTAGACAATGATGAAGTTTGGGACAAAGTAAAATTAGGAGAGATAAAAGGATTTTCAATAGAAGGCTTTTTTGCTGATAAACTTGAAAAGAAACAAGACCCTAAATTAACTGAAGAACAAAAACTAATAAAACAAATACTAAATGTCTTACAATAGAGATGATGCAACCGTAAGCCGAACAAGTCCTGTAGGTGGAAATAGAGGTTGTTTATGTCCTGATAGATTAACTTACGATAGCAAATGCTGTAATGGAAATTTAATCAATCAAGGCGTAGGAAATTTAAAAGGACAAAACGGATAAATAAAATAAAATAAAATAAAATAAAATGGCAGCAAGAACAACAACACAATTAAGAGGACTAGAAAACGGAAGTCCAGCAGGAATAGTTTGGTATTATAAAAAAATAACTGGATTTGCAGAAGTAAACGCTATTAAAGCAACTCCGATTATGGTAGCACAAGAATCAACTCCGACTTCAGGAACATTTGGGAAAAAATTAGTACCTGTCTATGAAGCATGGAAAAATACACCAGGAAGCACAGTATTTGATTTTCCTACTATGTCTGGGACATTCGGATTCACTCCTGATGCACCTGCTAGTAGCTCTCCTGATAAAGCAAATGGATTAAACCAGGCTGAGCCTTACTCAATAGAGGATATGTGGGGTGATGGTTACACTATCTCTGGAGGAGGAAGTGGAGCGTTTAATAAACAATTTCAATTAAATTGGACTGGTACTGATTTAACTCAAGGAGATGGAGTAATTGAAGTTTGGCTAGGTTATGTATGGCAAGACTTAGATATAAACTCGTAATTACAACAATAAGTTATTAAAATAGTTTTTAATAAAAAGTCTAACATAAAAATAGATATATAATGAGTGCAAACGCAAAGTTAAACAAAATCAAAACACTACTAGGATTAGAAGTTAGTTTTGAAACAAAGAAACTTGAAAATGGCACTACATTTGAAAGCGAGAAGTTTGAGAATGGTAGTGAAGTTTTCATCTTAACCGAAGATGAGAAAATTCCTGTTCCTGTTGGTCAATATACCATGGATGATGGAACTACTCTAACTGTTCAAAAAGAGGGGGTTATTTCTACTCTTGGAGAAGATAGAGGTAAAGATGATGATGAAGCAGCAGTTGATGACTGGGAGGGTATGGAAAAGCGTATCAAAAACCTAGAAGATGCTGTAGCTGATTTAAAAAGAGATAAAGAAAATAAAATGGAAGATGATGAAGAAATAGAGGAAGAAGTAGAAGAAGAAGTAGAAGCTTCAAATACTTTAAAATCTAGAACAGTTAAAGAAGAATTTAACGCAGTTCAGCCTTTCAAACATTCGCCTGAAAAAGAAGCTAAACAAAAGCTGACTAAGTATGGGCAAAACAGAAGAATGACTACTCAAGACAGAGTATTCAATCAATTATTTAATAGTTAAAAAATAAAATTATGTCAAATAGAAAAGTAGATTTAGCAACTGCTGTTACAATTACAACTAGCTATGAGGGAGAGTTTTCCGGGAAGTATATCTCTGCAGCTCTTTTAAACTCGAGCACTATCGTAGATGGTGGAGTTACTGTTATGCCAAATGTAAAATACAGGTCAGTTGTTCAAAATGTAGAAACTGGAGATTTAATAGCAGATGGAACATGTGATTTTGATGCTAGTTCTTCAGTAACATTAACAGAGAGAGTAATTATGCCTGAAGAATTTCAAGTAAACTTACAACTTTGTAAGAAAGATTTCGTGGATACTTGGGATGCGATACAAATGGGTTATTCAGCTCACGATGTATTACCTAGGTCTTTTGCAGATTATTTAATTGCTCATGTAGCAGCTAAAGTTGCATCAACAAACGAAACAACATTATGGTCAGGTACGACTGCCACAGCAGGTCAGTACGATGGTTATGAAACATTATTAGCAGCAGGTGGGTCTGGTGCAGTTCCTGTAGTTGGAGTTGCCTTGACATCAGCGAATATTATCGCACAGCTTGAAAGAGTTGTAGATGCTATTCCTAATGCACTTTATGGAAAAGAAGATTTAAAAATCTATATTCCTAATTCAGCAGCTAAACTTTATATCAATGCTTTAGGTGGCTTTGTAGCTACAATAGGAGCTCAAGGTGTAGATAACAAAGGTACAATGTGGTATAACAACGGAAGTTTATCTTTCGGTGGTGTTCCTATCTTTGTTGCACCAGGTATGACAGATGATGTTATGATAGCAGCAGAATCAAGTAACCTGTTCTTCGGTACAGGCTTGATGTCAGATTACAATGAAGTAAAAGTTTTAGATATGAGTCCAGTTGACGGAAGTCAAAATGTAAGAATCGTAATGAGGTTTACAGCAGCAGCTCAGTTTGGAATTGGGTCTGATATTGTACTTTATTCTTAATATTAATTAGAGAGGGTAGGTAAAACTGCCCTCCCTTACTTTAAAACAAAAAAAATGGCTTGTGACTTAGAATTAGGGAGAAAAGAACCCTGTAAAGATGTAGTTGGTGGGATTACAGCAATGTATTTCATTAATTATACTAGTGGATTATTAACTTCAGCGACTTTTGATACTGATGAACAGATAACTGCTTTTGCTTCAGCATTAACTTTATATG